GAGGGTTCTGTCGCCCGCTTCTTCCCGAACTTCGCGGACGAGGCTCAAGGTCGCTGGCCGGCCAACACTCTGCTGAGCCATTCGCCGGGATGCCACGAGAACGGAAAAGGTTGGGTGTGCGAGTCCGGTTGCCCGATCAAGGAGATCGACAAGCAAAGCGGCATCACGAGGTCGCCCAAGCAGGACTTCGCCGTCGTGAAGGCGACCAAGTGCTTGTACGCCAACCGCCGCAGCGTGGTTCTTTCCAAGGACGTTTCGACCGACGACATCGGATCGGTCGGAGGCGGCATCGGCTACGGAGACTCGGGCGGAGCATCGCGGTACTTCCAGCAGTTCAAGTACGCCGCCAAGGCGGTCGGCCGCGAGCGTGACGAAGGGTGCGACAGGCTTCTCTGGAAGCTGGGTTCGGATCGCCCCTCCGGCGTGAAACGCATCGGACCCAAGGAGTGGGAAGAACTCGGACAGGAAGAAGAGAGGCTGACCAAAGAGACCGGCCATCCTGTTAGGCTGCGGGTGCAGGGCAACATCCACGACACCGTGAAGCCCGTGAACGTCATGGTCTGGTTGGTGCGTCTGGTGACGCCGCCGCGTGGAAGGGTGTTGGACCCGTTCACCGGGTCGGGCACAACCTTGGTCGCCGCTCTTCGTGAGGGCTTTCAGGTCGTCGGCATTGAAAGAGACCCGGACTACTTCCTGATTGCTCAGGCCAGAGCTTTGCACGCTGAGAAGGCTGCCAAAGGCCGCAGGCAGCCACAGGAAGGGCCGGCATGGGCCAAGAGGCCCCGGAAGCCGCAGCATAAGTCCGGCGAGGCTTACAGGGGAAATAAGCCTCTTATGGGCGTGATCGCATTGTCTCCCGAGGAGTCCTTGGAGGCCGTTTAGACAACTCCTAGACAACTCCTAGACAATTTGTAGACAATTACCCAGATGAAGGCATGGCTCAAGACGACGTTAAGTCTCTATACTGTAAGTGGTTGAGGAACGTTAAGGCGGAGTTGTTCACCCGCCGTGGCCGCTCAGGAATTGAACTGGGCCGACGACTCGAATCCTTGGGCCTGCCGGCCGACCACATCGAGCTTCGGGAAGTTGCGACTCGGGCCGCCGGGATTGTGCCGCCCGACTTGGACATGACCGGCCTGTCTTGGGTCCGCACCTTCTTCCGGGAAGCGGAAGAGTGGAAGAACCGCATCGATCAAATCGAGTACGTTCCGACTTCCGGCTCCATCGTCGATCACATCCTCGGCGGTCGGCCGGTTTCGGAACTCCTCAACGAAGTCGTTGGTGAGAGCAGGTTCTACTACCACTGCACGACTTCCGACCGTTTTCAATCCGTCGCGGAACACGGGCTGCTTCCGTCGTCCGATCCGCATTGGGGCGGAGAGCTTGGGGCCTCGTCGCTGCATCGGGTGTATCTGGCCAAGACGCCGCGACAGGCCCTCTACTACTGCGGTATCGTGTTCCGCAAGGCCCTTGAGAATCAAGAGCCTGCACACGTCCCGGTCGTGCTGCGGGTGAGTCGGGCGGCCGTCAAGGTCGTTCAAGACCGCGAGTCCGCTCAGGATGTGTACGCCACGGTTTCGGTTCCACCGTCCAAGCTGATGTTTCACCGCCACGGTCAGTGGCTTCCTCTGCAACAGGGCAAGGGACACATCGACTCCGATATGTACTATCGGGCGACCGAGGGCGGCTTCGAGGACTGGGAAGGCGGCCCCGCTGGAAACACTCCTGATGCGGCGTGGAAGAACGCCGTTGAGATGTTCTCCGGGATTGAGAGTTGACGGAAGGCGATCATCCAATGGCCAATCTCGCACAATATAGAGACTGGCTTTTCGGTCTCTACGACGGGGCGTTTGCTGATCGCCTTCTCGGCAAGATCAAGCACACCGACAGAACGACAAACAACGACGGGTCGGTGTCAACCAAGATATGGGTGATTCCGAAGTGCTTTGCCACTCCGGATCGTGCCCACGCCCAGATCGCCAAGGTCATGAAGAAGTCTTCGGGACAGAACGTCCCGCAGACCAAGGTGGACGCGGTTCCTTTCCCGTTCATCTCTCTGAGCCGCATCGGTCACGAGTACGACGCCTACCGGCATCAGTATGCCGACCGCCGCTATGCCTCGTTGGTTCTGGCCGACGGAACGCATACGACCGATCCTGCCATTGTTGACCAGTGGTGCAAGGGAGAGATTGAAGCCAAAGGCATCGGGAGGAGCCGCTGGCCCTTGCCGGTGAACATCCAGTATCAGGTGGACTTCTGGTCGAGGAACCTCCGGCATCACGACAGTTTCCGCGTCCAGTTGTACCGTTTGTTCTATCACGGGGTCCACTACCTCAGCGTTCCCTTCAACAGTCCCTTCGGGGAACGCATCATCGGCACGTTTCTGGAAAGCCTTGTTGACAATTCCAATATCGAGCCGGGAGAGGACCAGCGTGATCTCAGATGGGCGGCGACGATCACCGTGAAGGGTTGGATACCGGATGAGATCGAACACATGTTCACGATCCCGTTCGTGAAGCAAATCTGCATCGACTGGCGACTTCGTTACGACCTCGATCTCCCGACGAACGAGGCCGTGGAACAACAGATCATCGAGTAACCGGAAACAGCCGACCGGCTGTTGAACTAGGAGAACTCTCATGGCCGTTCTGATCGCTCCGGGTGTGTACACCACTGTGAGAGATTTTTCTCTCTTCGTCCCCGCCCTTTCGACTTCGATCTTCGCGGTCGTGGGAACGGCCTCGAAGGGTCCGAAGAACACGCCGACCCTGATCACCGATGAGGGTACGCTCGTCAGCGTTTTTGGGGAGCCGTCCGCGACCCATCTGGCCCTGCACGCCGCCATCACGTACCTGCGGGCCGGAAGGGTGCTGTACTACGTCCGTGTCGCCACGAGTGACGCCACGGCGACCGGCTTCTTGGTGGACGGCATCACCAACGTCGTCGATGTGGACGCCGTGTCCAGCGGTTCGTGGGGCAACAACATCTCGCTCACCATCGAGGCCGGAACCACCGTTGGCACCTTCAAGATCACGGTCAAGTTCAACGGAGAGCCGTTTGAGGTCTTCGACAATATCCTCGTCGGCTCCGGCAACTCGGCGTCCGCCAACTTCATCGATACGCGGATCAACGGCATCAGCCAGTTCATCATTGCGACCAACTTGGCGGTGAACACGACTCTCACCAGCATCGCCCTGACGCTGGCCGGCGGGCTGGATGGTGCCCCGGCCTCCGAAGCCGCCGTCATTGGAACCGTCGTCGGAACCGTCAAGACCGGCTTGCAGAGCCTCCGCAACCCCGACGATCTCGACATCAACTTCGTGGCGATTCCCGGACGCTGGCAGAAGAACATCGTCGCCGCCATTCAGACCTTCTGCGAGTCCGCCCGCAAGGACTGCATGGGCATCATCGACACGCCGCCGAGCTTGTCTCCGGCGGATGCGGTGAAGTGGCACAACGGAACGCTGACCGGCAACCCCGATTACCTGACGACCGCCCTGTCGTCCTCGTTCTTGGCCGTCTACTGGCCGTGGCTGCAAATCTTCGACCAGTACAACGAAGTGAACATCTTCGTCCCGCCTTCGGGGCACGCCGCCTTCGCTTGGGCGACGAACGACCGCGAGGCCGAAGTCTGGTTCGCCCCGGCCGGACCGAATCGCGGCATCCTCAACAACGTCCTCGACGTGCAGTACAATGCCGAAGAAGGCGACCGCATCGTTTTCCACCAGTTCCCCAACTGCGTCAACCCGATCATCAAGAGGCCCAGAACGGGCATCATGCTGTTCGACCAGTTGACGTGCTACCGGCAGTCCACCAGTCTGCGGGACATCAACGTCCGCCGGATGTTGTTGTTCCTGCAGAAGACCATCGCCTCGGCGACGCAGTTCCTCCTCTTCGACCCGAACGACAGCGAAACCCAGCGTCGGTTCGTTACTCTGGTGGACCCGCACCTCGACGCCGTCAAGACCCGTCGCGGTCTGTTCGACTACCGGATCATCTGCGACGAGACCACCAACCCGCCGTTGCAGGTCGATCAGGGAATCCTCAAGGGCCGGCTCCTGCTCAAGCCGACCCGTGCGGCCTCCATCATCGAGGTCGAGTTCGACCTCTTGGCGACCGGGGCCTCTTTTGAAGAGTTCTCCTGACCTTTCGTGACTGCTTCGTGAACCGGAATGCGGGTGCCGGAGGCTCGGCAGCAGCAAAAGGGTTTCCGTCGCCCTTCTCCGGCATCCGCTCTTTTCTTCATCGTCAGAGAACAAGGAGTTCGACCCATGCCCGAAACGCTCAGTGCGAACCACATTGCGGCGGCCGGTGCGGGAGGCAAGTTCGAGCCGCAGCGGAACAACCACTGGATTTTGGAGATTCCCGGTCTCCCCGGAAAGGGATCGGAAGTCCTCAAGTTGTCGGTCAAGGATCACACCTTGCCCGCCGGCACCAACGAGCCGATCACCATTCCGTTCGGCAACGAAGACCGCAAGGTCGCCGGCCGGTACACCATCGAGGCCCTGACGATCTCCTTCCACGACTATGTGGAAGAGGACGTTCTCGGGACTCTCTTCCAGTGGCGGAAGCTGGTGTACGACCGGTCCACCGGAACCGTCGGACGGGCCTCGGCCTACAAGAAGACCGGCTTCCTCACGCTGGTGGGGCCGGACGGCAACACGCTTCGCCGGTATCACTTGCAGGGCGTGTGGCCGCAGAATGACCCGCCCGCCGGTCTCGATCAGGGCGGCAACGAGGCCCTGCTGGTCTCGATGACGTTCGCCATCGACCGGTTCAAGCCGCACAAGGAGTGACGGTTTGCCGGGGGAGTTCAACCAAGGAGATGTCATGGCCAAAAAGGCACTTCTTGTCGGCGTGAACGCCTACAGTTCATCCCCGCTCAACGGATGTGTCAACGACATCCGCGACATGGAAGAGGTTCTTCGCGGCCTGTTCGGCTACGAAGAGACGCAGACGCTCGTTGATGAGAACGCCACGACGGCCGGCATCAAAGTCTGCCTGACGAACTTGTTGATGGGGCTGGTTCCGGGAGACTCGGCCGTGTTCCATTTCAGCGGGCATGGTTGCTTTGCTGGTGACACTCGTGTTCCGTTGCTGGATGGAACTTGCCCGACGATGAAGGAACTGGCTGCTGCTTACAGAGATTCCGGTTTCTTCTGGGTCTATTCAATGACCCGCGACGGAAAAGTGGTTCCGGGCAAGGCACACTCTGCTCGGATGACGAAGATCGACACCATTGTTGAGTTGGAACTGGACAATGGCGAGGTGGTCAGGTGTACACCTGACCACCTCTTCATGCTGAGAGGCGGACGATACGTTCGAGCGGATTGTCTGAAACCGGGGGCCAGCCTCATGCCGTTGTATCGGCGGTTGAGTGAAAAAGTCTTGGGAGACAGGTTGGATGGATATGAGATGTGCTTCGTTCCCTCCCAGCAGTACATTGTCGAGCTTCGGGAGAAGCGGATAGAGGACTCGAAAGACGGGTACATCTACACGCACCGTTTGGTGGGGAACGCCCTTGGCATGATCCCTGACGGGTACAAAGGAGTTCTTCATCATCGTGACTTCCGCAAGGTTAACAACACTCCGGAGAACTTGGAGTTCTTGTCGCGTCGGCAACACGCTTTGGTACATATGTGGACACCGGATCGCAGAGCGATCAGTCGCTTGCGGGCCATCAAACGGAACAAGGAGTACAATTGGCCTGAGCATGTCCGAGCCAAAGTCGGGGAGATTTCGTCCAAGAACCGGAAACAGGAGTGGAAGTCGCCCGCCTACAGGAAGAAGATTGTGGCTGGCCTCAAGCGGAGCTTCGTGGGTTGCGGGAACGACGACCCCCGGATTGTCGCCTTACACGAAGCGAGACCCAAATCGCATACACCGACGGCGACGATGAAGAAGTTGGCCTCTTTCCGTCAGACGGCTGCTGATCCCAAGAGCAAGTTCTACAAACGTGTTCATTCGGCAGGAGGTCGTCGGCAGTTTTCTGCTGTTCTTGATCTCGGCAATCATGTTCGCTGGCATGTTAATCGCGGCTTGACAAAGCCCGATTGTGAGTTCTGCGGAGTCATAAACCACAAAGTCGTGGCTGTCAGGCAAACGGCGATCAAGGTTCCGGTATACGATATCACCGTCGAGAAGTACCACAACTTCGCTCTTGCAGCCGGTGTATTTGTTCACAACAGCCAAGTGCCGGACCAGTTCCCGTTCGACGAGGCCGACCGTCTCGATGAGTGCATCTGCCCGGTCAACATCGGAGACGGTGACTACTGGGAGAAGGGTGTCATCACCGACGACTGGCTCTCGTCGGCGTTGAAGAACGTTCTTCCGGGAGTGAAGCTGACGGTGCTGCTTGACAGTTGCCATTCCGGGTCCGGAACGCGGGGCGGCAACGGAATTCGCCCTCCGTCCGACGCTCTTCAAGCTCCGGCTCCTCGGTACTTGTCCTGCCCCAAGTTCAATCTGGCCGAAGAACTCATCGGTCGTTTGCACGAGGGCCGCAGCATTCAGTACCGCAGGATGGGTTCCGGCAAGAACAACAAGACCTTCAAGAAGTTGAACCACGCCCTGTTGTCTGGATGCCGCAGCAATCAAACTTCGGCGGACGCATGGATCAACGGACGCTATAATGGGGCGTTCACCCATCATCTTCTCAAGGTCGTGCGTAAGAACCCGATTGCTCAGTTGGTGCAGGTCATGAACAACACCCGTGAACTGCTTCACCTTGAGGGGTACGAACAGGTTCCTCAGCTTGAGTCCGACCCGAGCCGGTTCACCGAAGCCATCTTCTGACGGAGAGGCCCATGTACGAATACCAAGCTGCTGTTCTGGATGTCCTCGATGGTGATTCAGTCCGGCTGGATGCTGATCTCGGTTTCTCCATCCGCTCCAAGATGACTGTCCGCCTCTACGGCATCAACACGCCCGAGGTCGTCGGCGAAGAGAAGCCCGCCGGCTTGGTCTCGAAGGCGAGGCTCTCCGAGTTGATCCTCGGCAAGTCCGTTCTGATCAAGACCTTCAAGGACAAAGGGGACAAGTACGGCCGCATCCTTGCGGACATCTTCCTGCCCGGCGATCCGGTCTCAGTAAATCAGAAGTTGCTGAACGAGGGGCTGGCCAAGCCCTACTTCGGCACCGGAGTCAAGCCGGTCTAACGCCGATGAAAGGCGTTCTTCGAGTAAATACCCGGCATGTCGCCGGGACAGTAAAGTCGTTCTCACAGTAACGGAGGTTCCCGTGTCTGAAACCCTGCCTGCGACCGAGAAGCCCCATTTCTCTGTTCCGAAGATCGCCGAGATCGAACTTCCGTCTCGGGGCATCTTCTACGGGGGAAAACTCCCGAACGGTTCCACCACCATCACTCCGATGACCACCAAGGATGAAAAAATCCTGATGGGGGCCAACCAGCAGGATCGCATCGGTTTGGTGAACATCATCTTGGAACGCCATCTCGACACCAAAGGCGTTCCGATGGAGGACTTGCTCGTTGGGGATGCGTTCTACGCCCTTCTGATGCTCCGCAACATCACGTTCGGGGCCGAGTATCGGATCAAGCTGAAGTGCGATGAGTGCAGTGAGCCGTTCCAGAAAAGCCTCTATGTCCCCCGCGACCTGACCATCAGAGCGTTGGTTCCGGGAAAAGACAAGGAGCCGTTCGAGGCGACTCTGCCTGTCTGCGGCAAGAGGATCGGCCTCCGGCACCAGCGGGGAAGCGATGAGAAACAAGTTCGTTCTTACGTCCGTCAGAGTCGGAACGCCATGCAGGACAAGGGCGAGAAGCAAAGCGGAGACCCGGCGTACACCTATCGGATGGCCCGCGTGATCACGCACATCGACGGGGTGCCCGCCGATTTGCTCAAGACCATTCACTGGCTTGACGGCGAGGAGTTCCATTCGGCAGACTCTTTGGCGATGCAACATGCCATCATCGAGAACTCCTGTGGTGTCGATCTCCGACTCATGTTCCCGTGCCCGGAGTGCGGAGAGGAGAACCGCATCATGTTCCCCGTGACTGCCGAGTTTTTTCGTCCTCAGCGTCTTTCATTCGACGGTGGTTGAACTGCTTCATCAGCAGGCTTCACTCTCGTACTGGGGCGGCATCTCATTTGAATCATCGGATGAGATGGTGTTCCACGAACGAAAGATGCTGTTGGAGGACATCCTGCCGGAGTACGTCAAGTCCGAGGCGAAGTGGCAGGCCAAGAGAGACAGGGCGGTGGTCGAGGGCATCGGAAAGGTTCTTGGAGTCGCCAGTGTGCGGATGATGAGTTGAGGCATTCAACGTGGCTGAAGAACCCATCAACCTGACCGGTCGTGCCGACTTCAAGGGCGGCGACAAACTGAAGGAGGTTTTCGGAAACCTCCTTCAAATGTCGCTCGCCCTCACTGAGGGTTTCGGCGGGCTTGCCGCGAGGTTCGACTCGTTGGAGAACGTCTCCCTCGGGATGATCAAGGGTGTGGAAGAATTCGGTCAGGCGATGGGCGTGTCTGTTCAGAACTCTGATGCCTTGGGGAACTCGGTACGCAGCATGGGTTCACAAGTCAGAACCGCTATGGGCGGGTTCTATGAGGTCGCCGAGTCGTCCAGAAGGCCCCTGTCCATCGTGGATGAGTGGACCAAAGAACTGAAGCGTTTCAGCAAACAGTCTGCGGACACCGAAGTCAGAGGCAGAGAACTTTTCGACATGGCCGTCAGGGGCGGAGGAGGAATACGGAGTCTGACGGTCGCCGTCGGTGAATCCAGAATCGGTCTGAAACAAATGACCGAGTTGTTGTCCGAGTTGACTGGTGCCCACGGCTTCAAGGATGTCGAGAAGTTCGCTCAGCGTTTGGCTTTGTCTCTCTCCAACAACTTCTCGGAGGCCGGCACCGTCGTCGCCGAGTCTTTGAGAAGGGTCAAGGAGGAGTTCGGACCTGAGATGGAGTTCTACGACGAACTCGCAGAGGACGCCAACAAGTTCTACAAAGAACAAAACAAGATCGCTGGCGTGGTTCGGCTTGTGGAAGACAGGCTTAAACGTCTCCACAAGCAGGCCATGATCAGCACCAAAGACCCCAGAAAGGCGTTTCAGGCCGTGCGGATTGAGGCGGACAAGCTGCGGAAGGGACTCGGCAATCTCTGGCGGCCTGAAGTTTCAAGGGCTGTTTTGGAACTCAACAAAGAAGTCGGCGGCTTGACCGCCTCTCTCGAAAAGTACGCAGACGCCAACAAGAAGCAGAGTGAGCGTCAGAAGGAAGGGGCGGAACTCTTCTCCTTGATTGGACAGAGGATGAAGGCCGTCAAGCAGGAGTCTCTGTTGATGGGGGACAGCGTGTCGGAGGCGAACAGGAGGGCTGAAGAGACGGCGATGGAGATGTTCAGGGCCATCAGCCCGGAACAATTTGCGGAAGCCGCAAGATCGGCACCGGAGGCCGCCAAGGCGTTCGGCGATTACGCGAGGGAGAACACCAAAAGCTGGTTCTTCCTCCGCAAGGTCGTGGGCATGTATCAAGACGACATGACCAAGGCCGGCAATGCCGCAGCAAAGTCCTTGGCCGAAGTGACCTACAGGGTGTTGACGGGAGGCAAGGAACTGACTTTGTGGGGAAAGACCATGAAGGGTCTGCGTGCCGCCACAAACTTCAAAGGATTCGGGCAGCAACTCGGGCAGAGTGCGATGGCGGGCTTGTCGGATGTCGGCGGGAAGCTCATGAAGCTGCTCTCGCCGATGTCCATCCTGATTGAGGCTTTCGAGCCGTTCCTCATGGTCTTGGAGAACACTCTTGCACCTGTGATCTCCGAAATCTCGATGGTCATCATGGAGCTTGGTTCCGAGTTCCTCCCGATCATCAGTGAAGTCGCTTCGATGCTGTTGGAGATTCTCGGTGCGATCCTTCCTCCGATCATGGCGATTGTTCGTCCGATGCTCGGGGTCATAAAGTGGATCGTCGGGGCGTTGTCCAAGGTGGTCTCCTTCATCGCCGGAATCTTCACCAAGTACAGGGAGATCGTCACGAGCTTCGTCGAGTGGATGGAGAGCTTCGTTCCCAATTGGATTCTGACCCTCTTGGGAATCTCTCGTGACAAGAAGGAGCCGATTAAGGCCGCCGCCGACACCGGTGCGGCGTTGGTCGGGAGCTTCTCCGACGCGATTGAAAAAACAGCGGCCGAGGGCGGGCAGCTTTCCGTGGCGGCGAACAGCATGATGACGACGGTTGCCGACAGGATGCCCCATTCGGACGCCAAGAAGGGGCCGTTGTCCGATCTGTCCAAGAGCAGTTTGGCCATCCCGGAAATGCTGAGCGAGGGCATGGAGAAGTCCGGCGACCATCTGGGAGCTTCTTCTGAGAATATGCTGAGCGGCGTCATGGACAAACTGTCGGCGATAATCGACGTGAACCCGTTCAGCAGGATGATCTCGATGGCCTTCGGCGGCATCAAGGTTCCGACGCCTTCCGGTTCCGCCGCGAAAAGGATGACGCCGGAACAACAGGCACAGCCCGTCGTCAACGCCATCAGTACGTTCCAAAACCGCTTGATCAGAATACTCGGTGAAGCCAAAGAACCGGCCTTGGAGTTGAACGCGGATTACGCCCGCCTCCGGCTGTTTGAGGTGTGACATGCCCGGACCCACCGGTGGAAGCACGGCTGTTACTTCTCCTCTCTTGAGGATTCTGAAGGTCGGAAGGAAAGGTGTTTCTTCCGCCAAGGAGTTCCTCTTCGCGTTTACGATGGAGGAGTTCTCCGAGGGTTACAGCAATGAACTCAAGGCGAGCCTTGAGCCTCAGCAGGTCAACCCGAGAGGGTATTTTTGGAAGAGCGGCAAGTTCGAGGACATGGAGATTTCACTGATTCTCCATGTTGATGCGGACGGAAGAGGTCTGATTCCGACTCCTGATTCCCTCAAGGCGACCGTTGAGGGTCTTGTCGGGTTGGCGATGGCCGAGCCGGTTTCCGGCGGGCCTGCGTCGAAAAGACTCCCTCCGTTGGTGGAAGTTAGGATTGGAAGTTTTTGGCGTCGGAGAGGGTACTTCAGTTCGGTTCGGTGGACTTGGAAGGCCCCTTGGGAACACAGGCCCGGTCTCGGAACGCAGTTCGTCGGCACTCCCCACCACTGTGAGGTTCAGTTGACTCTCACGACCGAGTTTGCTCCGGACCCGACTTCCGGTGCCAAGAACAAAAACCCGGAACCTTCCACCTTCAAGTTTGAGAAGCACCTGTATTAGAACAGGAGTTCCCGATGTCGGAACCGCATCTGGTAAGCCGATCCGTCACCACAAGCAGGTACGCGATCTCTCCGGTCGTGGTTGACGCTCATCTTCGACCCGGCACACGCCGACAGGAAGTCTGGGAACGGCTGAACATCAATCTCGCCGACGCCCAGCGTCATGTCGTCATTGTCTCCGACCTTGGCAGGCTCGACCTGATCTCGTTCAACGAGTACGGCACTCCGTCTTTGTGGTGGGTGGTCGCCCTCGTGAACAACATCAAGAACCAGTTTGAGGACATGCGGGTCGGCACCACGCTGTATCTTCCCCGAATCGACAGGATCAACGAGGCGATCAACGACCGGGCGGTGTGACCGATGGCCATCACTTATGGTTTTGAGATCGAGCCGGGAGGAGCGGAGAGGTCACAGCAATTGATCTCCCTGCGTCTCTTGGAGACCATACGGGGCTGTGCCCACTACAAGATGCACTTTCGGTCCCTGAACTGGACTGATTGGAATGATCTTGTTGATCCGAAGCTGCGGTTGAAGATCAAGGTGGGCGTGAGCGACAACTTGAGCGATCAGAAAACGCTCATGGTGAACTCATACGACTTCGAGTTCCTTTCCGAGGGCATGAACGTGTTCCTCGAAGGATTCGACGGCGGCTATGTCATGGAGGAAAAATCGGGCCAAAGGTTCTTTCGGGACAAGCTGATTTCGGACATGGTGAAGGAGATCGCCGGGGATCACGGGTTGGAAACCGACATCACCGCCACAAAGGACAAATTCATCATTCCACAAGGCTTGATGCACGACGGCAAGTTCATCTCCGACTTTTGTTTGCCTCGTGCATATACGGCCGACAGAACCGACTATTTCTTCTTCATCAAGAACGGAACCAAAGTTGTATTCCGCCCTTTGAAGGAGAGCGACAAGGCCCACAGAACCATCAACTTCGCAGGGGGCGAGTTCGGCGGCGAAGTGGAAAAAATGGTGGTTTCGTCGAAGCGGGTGATGATGGCTCCTCACTTGTCGTTGTCCACGAAGATGCTGGGATGGCATCCACGGAAAAAGCAACTGGTGGAAAAGACGGCTGATGACGACGAGGTTTCTTATCCTGAACTCGGGAACAGGAAACCGACCGCCCCGTCCTTCCCCGCTCGCGTGATGTCTTCGACGGCTCCGTTCGACTTGATCACGCCGGATGAGTCTCAGGTCAAGAGCATGGGGGATGCCGCGTTTCAGAGGTACGCCAACGAGTTCTACGTCACGACGATTGTTCTGAATCCCGGAGACGCCAAGTTCTTCCCCGGCTCTGTTTTGAATCTGGACATCAGCAGTGCCAATTCTGAAACGCACTATGAGACGGGCAGCTATTGGGTCTACGGAGTGGAACACATCATCGAAGGCGGCAGCTACAAAACCAAACTTACTCTGGTCCGCAGAGGGTCCAGAGCGGGCGGCTGACATGGTTCCCAAGAACTTCGGTGACCACTACTACCCCGGCATCTACCGGGGGCAGGTCAAGGATGTCGAAGACCCGGAGAAGCTCTGTCGATTGCGGGTTTGGATTCCGCTGGTCCACGGAAAATACAGCGGCACCAAGGAAGACCTTCCGTGGGCGGAGGCCAATCTGCTTCTTGGAGGCGGGTACGACAAGGACAACAAGGTCTCCTTCGGCATTGTTTTTCTTCCGCCGAAGGACGCCATTGTTTGGGTGATGTTCGAGGGAGGACAGCTTGATCGTCCGGTTTGGATGGGGTCTCCTTATGCCAAGTCGGACTTGAAGCAGCCTGAGACTCCTGATCCGGTTCTGGTGAATGAGGAATTCAACAACGTCAAGTATCCGAACATTGCCATCATCAAGCCCCTCGCCGACAAGGACAAAAGGAACTTCATCAGGTTCACCAGCGATCCGGGCACGAGAGACCAGAAACTTGAACTGTTCATGGGGGTGGACACCGTGGTGAACCTGATCAAGAGAACCGATCAGGGAGTCGAGAAGGAGATCGTCGAGATCAAAGGGAAGGACGAACTCACCATCGAACTCAAGGACGGCGAGCTTCTCAAGATCAAGAGCAAGAACAACCTCAAGCTGGAGTCCGAGGAAGGCAACATCGAGATCATTGCCAAAGGCAACGTCACGATCAGGTCGTCCGAGAACAACGTTCGCCTGTCAGCCAAACAGACGCTCAGTGGCTCCGCCGAAAACGTCAGCGGATTCAGCAGAGGATGATGGAACATGCCGACACCGACCGGCTACCGAGGCATCGCTCTTCCGTGGGACGGCACCATCGCCGGCACGTTCCACCCGAAGTCCAGCGGTCAGGTTCTCACGACTTCGATCATCATGATCATCCTCACTGATCGCGGCGAGCGTGTCATGTTGCCCAACTTCGGTTCCGGTCTTCATCTTCTGGTCTTTGACCCGATGGACGATGACCTTGAACAACAGGTGAGGGCCGAGTTGGAGGGTGCGATCAAAGAGTGGGATGATCGGATTGAAATCACCAACATGGACATCGAGCAGGTTCCTGAAGAGAACCGAATTCATGTGCGGATGAGCATCCAGAACATCAAAGACCCTCTCCGCAACACTGAACTCTTGGAGTTCGACATCAACCTCGCTACCGTGTAGCAGGAGGCAATCGTGGCAAACCCGCTCGGCACGCCCGTCATCGACTACACCGCGAGGGACTTCGAGACGATCAAGGCGGCCTTGATCTCCAACATCCGTACCCGGTTCCCCAATGACTGGCAGGACTTCACCGAGAGCAATGTCGGAATCGCCTTGTTGGAACTGGTCGCCTATGTCGGCGACGTTCTCAACTTCATGATCGATCTGGTCGCCAACGAGCAGTACGTCACAACGGCTCAGGACCGGTCGTCCATGATTCGTCTGTGTCGGCTGATCGGATACGAACTGAAGGCTCCGACGGCCGCCGGTGTCAATCTCGTGGCGACCATCGCTGCTCCGCAGGTCGTGAACATCATCATCGAAGAGGGGACGACCATCGCGGCGGCCAACGGCGTTCCCTTTGAGATTCTCGACGACTACATCATTCCCATCGGCGACACGGAAACCACGGTGGTTGCGACCGAGGGCAGCCCCGTCACCGACACGTTCTCGTCGGACGGAACTTCCTTCCAGCGGATCAAGCTGAATCAGGCCAGCGACATCCACAACTCCATCGAAGTGATTGTGGACGGCGACACTTGGACCAAGCAGGAGTCGCTCGCGTTTGGAGACGGAGACGACAAGATTTACATCGTGGAACACGACGCCGACGGTTTCGCCTTCATCATGTTCGGGGACGGCATCTCTGGTGCCGCTCCGGCATTGGGGGCCGTCATTGAGGCGAACTACCGCGTCGGCGGCGGTGTGCGGGGCAACATCAACGTCGGACAGATTCAGGCTGTGGTGGACGGTCTCAAGCAGGGCAGCTTCCCCGAGGAGTTCGTCTCCGTCACTCTGATCAACGAGGAGAGAGGTTCCGGCGGCGAGGAAGCGGAGACGGTCGATCACGCCCGCATCTTCGCTCCCCGAAGCGTCAAGACCAATGGAAGGGCCGTCACTCAAGAAGACTTCATCACGCTGGCCAGTCTGTTCAACGACCCGACTTTCGGCTCTCCGGCTTACGCCTCGGCCCGTCTCAAGCAGCGTGTGCCGGAGTTGAACACGGTCGAGGTGTTCCTGTGGTCCAGAGACTCGGAAGGGAATCCGATTCCTCCTTCCACCGCCCTCAAGACGGCGGTTCAGGCATACTTCGACAACAACGGTGCTGGTGCCGTCCGGTTGATCTGCGTCGATACCGAAGTCAAGGACGGGGTGAACATCTACATCGACTTCTTCGTTGAGATCGTGGTTCTCAGCGACTTCTCCTCGTCTCAGGTGGTCACGGACGTGAAGGCGTCCATAGAAGAACTGTTCGACTCGCCCGCCATCCAGCCGGGTCAGGACATCCGCCTGTCTCAGGTCTATCGGGCCGTCCAAAGCACCACGGGGGTCAAGCACGCCCTCGTGCAGCGGATGCGGGCCTCGAAGAAGGACTCGTACTCCATCGGAACCGGAACCGGTGCCCCGCAGTTGATCGTCGGGACGACGGTCAACGACCCGCTGGAAAACACCGTCCGCATCACCTTTGGAACTTCCGTCATCACCGACGACGGTGCCGGCAATCTTGTCGGTGCAGGAACCGGAACCATCAACTACACGACCGGAGCGTTCAGCGTGACGCTGACGGCGTTGCTTGCTCAGAACATCCAGTTGGAGTACCGGTACAAGACCAACTTCACCCGCAACGTTGAAGAACTCACGTTCGACGGAGTTCAGACGACGGTCAACGCCGTCCTCGGTTTCGTCCCGATTGTGCCGGCTTCGCTGGCCTTCGTCGTCGGAGCCGGAGGACAGGTCATCACGTCCAACCCGGCCGGCCAGTTGTTGAACGCCGCCTTGGCCGTGATCGGCAGCATCGACTACGAGACCGGGGTGTACACCTTTACGCTGGGGGCCGCCCCCGTCGCCGGGACCATCCTGATTTCGACCTACGATCAGATTCTCGATTCGCCGAACGAGGACATTCCCATCGGGCGTGACCAGTTGGCGGTTCTGGGTCTGACGAACGTGACGGCGGTGCAGGAAGAACTGACTGACTGAGCTTAACCATGCCGACCGCAGCACCGACCGGCATCCCGTCGGCCGAAGCCTTCGGATTCCCGGCGATCACCATCAAGGTGTTTCCGGCTTCCGTTGCTTCGTCGGAAGCCTTCGGCACGGCCGCGATCAACACGCAGAAGGTGTTCCCGACGGCAATTCCGTCGGCGGAGACGTTCGGGTCGCCAAGGATGGGTCGCGGAGTGCGGCCGGTCGGCATTCCTTCGGCGGCGGCCGTAGGCTCTCCGGTCACTGCCGGGCCGGTGATCGCGTCCGGGATTGCCTCGGCAGCCGCGTTCGGCAGTCCCCTGCTTGGCGGCCCGTGGCGGTTGGGCATCGTCGGCATCGCTCCGGGTTCTCCCGGACGCCCGAGGGTTTACAGAACACAGTGGCTTTATAAGTTCCTGCCTCTGGTCATTCGGCTCAGAGACAAGCTGGCCTCGGGCGGCATCAACTCCGTCGGCGTCATTCAAAGGGTCGTGAACGCGGTCGAGGATGAAGTCGAAGTCTGGGTCGAAGCGATACAGAGCATCTACGACCTGAACGACATTCTGGAATGCCCGGATCAGTACCTTCGGTTCTTGGCCAAGATCATCGGCCTCGACCTGATTGGAACCT